ATGCCTTTTTTCTTTGACAAAATCGAACAATCGGTTTATCCCGGTTTCAAGGGCAACGAACTGTTAGCCCGTGGTGTTCAAATGCGTGGCCAGTCTGTTGGCAGCAATGCCGTTAGTTTTAACATTTATATTTTCAATGTTCAGTCTGGGATGATGCTGAATTATAATGCTGGGACTAGTCCAGTTAGTCGCTGACATGTACATTCGGAATCCATAGTCGCTCATATATCAAAATACCCAACAAGTGTAGTATAGTTGTCTACAAGGTAGCCGCATAATGAAAAATGTTACTAACATGCCTGTTCTCAGCTTAATACGGTAGTAGCAAAAGAACTGTTGCTAAACTTCAATGTGAGGTTAAGCGCAAATGACGCGTTCATAGTTAGATAAAGTGTTATGCTGAAAATGATTACGAAGTAGCCGATGACCTAGGAATTCAGGTTGATTACCTACATGAGGTCGGACAAAGTTACGGACTACATTACAAACATGTTCGCTAATTAATTTAATGTTTTCTCTAATAAATTAGAATGAAGGAATCTATCGTGGCAAAAAATTGCGACGTATGTGGTAAAAAGATTAGCTTTGTATCAGGAGTTAAAGTGAAGAACGGTAATATTTGTGATACTTGCGGAGAAAAAATTGGTTTAAACTCCAGCATGGCATCTTTAGCTGTTGCAGAATTATTAGACATTGATAACGTAAAGCAAGCACAACTTAACAATATCGAAATTGATCCTAAAAAAGTATTAGCTACCTATAAGCAAAATACTAAGAATGGCTTAAAAGAACCAATCTATTCAATTGTCTCTAACTCTCAAAATCAAGTTCTACATATGGAAAAATCCGAATCAATCTCTGATTCTAAACATTATTGCGCAATATGTGGAAAAAAAGTTGGATGGTTATCTAGTTCATCCTTACAAGATGGTAAAATCTGCGATACTTGCGGAGCAAAAATAGGGTTAGACAATAGTGCCGATGCGAATATAGCTGCCAAAACTTTAACTATTAAAGACGTTGAAAAGTACAACAAATCTCACACAAAGATTAATATCAAGCAAGCTATATTTGATAGTAAAACTGAATATGAAAAATTACTCATCACTTTCAAAAAAGAAGGCGATGGTCATGTTGGCAAAGTGTACATGGATAACAAACGACAACAGTTTTTAATTAAGCAAACATTTACCGAACACTTAGTTGATACTCCACCTACACTTTACAACTACAGCGATTTAGAAAGCTATGATCCAATTGAAAATGGTACTACCATTGAAAAGAAACATGGCTTATCTCGTGCAATTGCTGGTGGTTTAATTGCTGGCCCGACCGGTGCAGCGCTTGGCGCTTTTTCAGGTAACAAAGCTTATGCGGCTGTTTCGAAAGTCTCAGTTGTCTTATACTTCAGCGGAGATCATCGTGTTGAAGCGGTTCTACTAAATACCGATACTAAAACGGATAGTGGTGAGTACCATGCCGTAAAGCAGCTATTACTACGATTCTGTCACGAATTAGACAATATCATTGCTGAAAATAACAATGCTACTAATACCGCAACATCAGCACCTACTATTTCAACAGATACTGATCAATTAAGAAACTTAAAAGGACTGCTTGATGATGGCGTCATAACACAAGCAGACTTCGATGCTAAGAAGAAACAAATCTTGGGACTATAATATTATCAACCACTGGCTTCTATCAGCTAGTGATAACGCGAGTGTAGTTTAGTGGTAAAACGACAGCCTTCCAAGCTGTAGTCGCGGGTCCGATTCCCGTCACTCGCTTTGTACAATGATTTATCTACGATTTATCTACGATTTGTTTATTATATTGTACACTTATGCTTCTAAAATGCTTATATCATAGCAATTCTATCTCATATTCACTATCCGATTTATCTACGATTTAATTCATATATGGAGGAAACTCAACATGAAAAAGTTACCAATATAAAATTCTCACTTGGAATATAAGCAGGCCAGTAGCTCTGTACCAAAAGATTGTTGGGAAACCGTTAGTGCTTTTGCTAATACCGATGGTGGAGTAATAGTACTTGGAATTACTGAGACTAAAAAAAATAGTGAGTTTATTGTTTCTGGTGTTAAAAACGGTAATCAGTTAAAAATCGATTTTTTAAACTTACAGAATGATAATACGTTCATCTCTCGACCTGTCGTTTCCGATAAGGATATTGAAATTGCACAGTTAGAAGGCAAAGAAATAGTAAAGATTCACGTTCCAAAAGCTTATTATAAGGACCGTCCAATTTATTTAAAGGGTAATATAAAAAAGACATTCATTAGAGATCACGAGTCCGACAGAACAGCTAATAGTGAGCGATTACGCTATTTTATAAGAGAGTCAGATGCTGTTACAGATTCGGAAGCACTTCCTAACTTTGATATGGATGATATCGATATTGCGAGTCTACAGAGCTATCAAGTACTACTCTCACAAATTAATGATGATTCCAGCCTACTGACAAATAACTTTGAACAGTTTTTAAATTCAATTGGGCTCTTAAAAAGGGACCGTACTAGTTCAAATAAATCTTGGAATCTAACTAAGGCCGCACTTCTACTTTTTGGGAAGAATACCTCTATTAAAGAAATCTTTCCATATTTCTTCTTAGACTTTGTTATAAAGCATAATTCCTCCGATACTGACTACTTAGATCGCATTTATACTTCAAACGAGTCTGGACACCCACAGAATATTTATAGTTTTTTTGATCAAACATTTCAAAAAATTAGAAGTCAAATTAACAATACTTTTGAGCTGAATGGTATTCAAAGAAAAGATAGTGGCGATTCTTTACTAATAGCAATACGTGAAGGACTTGTTAACACCCTTGTACATTCGGATTACGCCTTTGAAAGTCAAATTAAGATTTCACTCTATAATGATTATATTGAATTCTATAATCCAGGCGAAATGCGCATAAGTTATGAACGTTTTGTTTTAGGTGGAACATCAGAAGCAAGAAATCCAAATATTTTCTCAGTGTTTTTACGTGCAAAACTTGGAGAACACACTGGAAGCGGTGGGCATAGAATATATCAGACTGCTGACAAATTAAAACTACGTACCCCTGAGATAAAGAGCGATGCAGACAGTACTCAACTAATAATTTGGACAATTCCCTTAATGGAAAGTGTCGTAAAAACTATACCCAACGAATGGAAGGATACCTACATTCGGCTGTCGACAAAGTTGGTTGCTTCGTATTCCGATGTAAAAGATCTTTACAAGAGTTCATATGAAGGTCACAAAATTCTTAATGAAATGGTAGATGCCAAATTACTAACTAAGCAAGGCAGAAATAAGGGGACAGTTTATCGCCTTGCACAGGATGCACCCGCAATTCGACAATCATTAAATAAATATATTAGACAGTTTCAAACTGAGTTTCTTGATCGAACTAAACGTCATTAGGAAATATACCCCACGAACGGGGTATATTTTTAATCATTAAACGAACATACGTTTTTAATTCTGGTTTCTGTGCAGTGTATTTTGATATTCAAGAATAATTGAAAGGCTGCCTTATCGACAATAGATTTTACTAATCACGCAGAACTTGGGGCATATCTCAAATATGATTCAGGAAATAACAGCCAGGATTTTTAAATACCGCTATTTCATTCCCTATTGATGAAACGGGTTACCAACGATTTATCCACACTATTGAATTTATAAATTTGAATACTATGAACTACGAACGAAAAAGAAAGGAATGATTTAAAAGAGAAAATGGGAAAGAGAAAATGGATCTCACACAAGCGACACCTTGGTATCTTTGATCATGTAACAAAACGTTGCAGCCGGTACGGCGCCCCTATTCCAATATTCATAACGAGTTCCGAAACTGGAGCAAGTCCGAACAATTGATAACGAAAGCCTCCTATTCGTAAATAAAGAAACGGGTATGCCAATGGATGTGCAGCAGGCCAACAAATATTAAACAAAGTAGGCAAAGCTACTAATATCCACATCACGCCACATATCTTTCGCCATTACTTCGAAACTATGATATTACCTAATGGACAAGTTGCAGCTGACGATATGCATTGGCTAGGCCACTCATCTTTGCAAATGACGCAAAGTTATACGCGTGAAAATGTCCGTGGTGCAATTAATGTCTTCAACGGTATGGCCGGTACGCTTCTAGGAGATTCAGACGATGAGCAACAGAATTTATACCCGAATCACTCCGAAATGTACCCGATTCTCTCATAAATGATGGTACAAAAAAACCGGACACACCACCATAACAGCAGTGTATCCGGTTCGATGACGTTCCGTTAAGTAAGAATTACTTAAGGGTAACAGTATTATTTGCTTCTATGACAGTAGTTTAACAGGGACTGTACCAGAACCGTACCAGAATACAGTTAAAATAAATTTTTATTATATTGCCGGTGCTTCATTTTTCCGGTTTTACATCTTTTGACTGATTTTATAAACTGTTATTTGATAAGTAGCTTATCCTCCACGTCGAAACGTAGGGGAAACGTTGCAGAGTGATCAAGCTCCACAATGAAGGAAACTCTATATCAAGTTATAGCCAACAATTATTATAGCACTATTTTGCTGCTTGTGAGGCGGATTCTGACGCCGTTTCAGTGTCAGATGATGCAGAACTATTCACTACAGCGACTGTAGACGTTGGTGTTTGCGCTTCATCAGCAACTTTATTAGCTGCTGCTTCGACTTGGCTTTCCTCTTTATTATCAACTGTTGGTGCCGACACTGTTTGAACGTCAGTAATAACACCCAGCATACCAAGGATTGTTAATACAGTGTTGATAACAGCGACAATGGCTGACCAGTCACCGGCAAACTTAATACCAAATACAGCTAGTACCTGTTGAATCAAAACGATCAGCAATGAAATAATCCCAGCAATCAACTTACCATTCAAGCTTCCATCAGCATTCTTGAAGCTAATTTTTTTAATCATATTTTACCTCCTAAAGGAACTTTTCTGCAATATAAATGACTAACGTGACAAGCACGCCACTAACCAAGACGCCGATCAGCCAATTTTGAATGGTTGTCACGCGGTCAATTTGATGGCTAGCTTCGATGGACTTGGCCAGGGCCTTGTCCGCTTTGTCGCCAATATTGTCGACTTGATTCAGCTTTTCTTCGATGTTCTCAACTTTCGTTTTGGTGGCGGCCACATCCTTTTGAATATCCATTAATAACTTAGTTGTATCGTCGTATTGTGCCATTACCGCACCACCAATCGCTGGCCGGGATAGATAGTGGTGTAAATCGTCTTGCCGTTCTGACTAGCTAATGTAGTCATGCTTAGGCCGTTGTGCTGAGCGATTGACCACCAGCTGTCGCCAGACTTGACTGTGTAATACGTATGACTAACCAGCTGACCAGTAGCTCGCTTCCCGTAGGCATGTCCGTTGGTGACACCTAGCTTGATAAAGCCATATAGGCCGTTTGAACGGGTGTAGCGTGCCCATACGTAGTCATGTTCAATAATAACAGCGTTGTAAGTCACACTCTCACCACTGTAATAGGTAGCCACTTGACGTACCTTGTCATTATCCGTGTAGCGAACAGCTAGTGTCCGATTAGGATAGAACACCCCTCGCTGGTTGTATTTAACGACCTTAAAGGTGGCCTTCTTAGCTACCTGTTTATGAGCCTGCTTAACATTGGCCTGTGCTCTAGCCTTGCTGGCAGTTGTATAACCCGACTTAGTAATGCCTGTTAGGTCAACATTGCCATCTAATCCGCCGGCCTTATACATGCTAGTAAATTGGAAGATAGCTACGCCGTCCATGCTAGGGAACCAGTTGTAATTAGGGCTAGTTCTAACCAGATAGTCTGGATATTCAGCTAGCCATAGACAGCTACCATAGGCTTTAACAATGGCGCTAGTGTTAACATGGGCGTTTAAATAGGCCTTGCCGGAATACAGCATAGGGGTATAGCCATACGCCTTAATTAACTTAAATTGAGCTTTAATGACATTATTGTTGGCTGTCACGCTATTAGAAGCCCCATCCTCATAGTCTAGTGCGACAATACTACCCTTGGGCGTCCTAATCCGTGGCAAGTAATAGGCCATCATCGCCTTGGCATTGGTCATATTGCCACCAACACCGTCCCACAAATAGGTATGCACCCGTTTACCAGCCTGTTGAGCTGATTTAACTTGGCTAGCATAAGTGGTTTGAGGGATATTAGTACCGCCATAGAAGCCACCCGCCTGCGAGAATACAAACTTATCAGTGCTATAGCCGAATGTCCCACTATTACCGTTATACTTAGACCAATCAACCCCCTGGTCACGGCTAGTTGAGGCCTGACTGGTAACATTGACCATTAAAAAGGCCATAAAAATGGCGCCCACCGTTAAGATGAGTGCCTTTAAATTGTGCTTATTCAATTGTCTACCTCCTATTGTACGCTGTTATTATCTACGGTAGCTGATACCTGTGCAGCCTTGTAGGCTGTAATTGCATCGGATACCTTAGCCCTTCGCAAATTTTTGCCAAGCAGTTTTACCGGCTTTAATATTAGCATCAGAATCTGCTCTATAGTATGCACCACTATAAAAAGATAGGAGCAATTGAGCTGTCCAGCCGCTATCTGTATTTGGCCCAATCACTAAGAGAATGGCTCCTTGGTCGCTTCCATCCATTGGGCTGTTTTTAGCTAGTTTAAGCCACAGAGTGTAAGCACCAGGTGTTGTTAACTGATTAAGGTCACTATCATTTGGCAATCCGGTTGTCGTTAATCCGTTTAGTCCTTGTGGCCCAGTATCACCTTTATCACCCTTGGCACCAACCAGAGAGGCCAGCCATTGATTGACACTGCCAGAAAAGCCAGCATTCACGGCAACCTGATAAGCGGACAGCCCTTGGTCGCCGGTATCACCCTTGTCGCCCTTGTCACCAGTCTTACCAGTGTCACCTTTGATACCTTGCGAACCACTTAAGTCGGCAATGTAGGTAAAGCTGGTGCCGTTCCATACGTAAAGCTTTCCATCATCTGGATCGTTGACGTCACTGGCAATCATGGTGAAATCACCATCAGAGAAGCCATCGCCATTCATTGTAGCAATGGACGGAAACGTCTTTACGATCCGGAAGTCTTTCCCCGCATCGCCTTTATCGCCTTTCAAACCAGTTTCTCCAACGAGAGAAGCAAGCCAGTCAATTTGTGAGCCATGATAGCCATTAATTACTGCGATTTGGTATGCAGATAGACCATCATCACCTTTATCACCCTTGGCAATCGTGCTTGCGGCTTTATTCATTGCTTCCACAAAGTCATCAAAAGCAACCGTTGTAATAGTTGCACCCGAACTATTCTCGATGTTGGCTGTTACTGTAAAGCTGAGTGGGTTGCCACTAGGATAAATGCTAGTGCCTTGGGCGTCCGTCACCCAGACTTCTAAAAAGTAATTACCGGTTGGAAGATTAGCCAGCATGTCCTTGCCAAAGTTAAACTTGAATTGGCCAATTGGTAGCTTGGCCAAACTATCGATACTAACTACCTGTCCGCGTAGATAGCCACTACTGTTACCAATTTTGACAGTAATTGACGTAGCTGTTGTCAAGTCTACCAGCCGGCCTTCATTTTTACAGACCAGCGTAAACGTGGTTTCATCATCGCCAACTTTAATTTCATGCGGTGTTTCATACGCAAAATCAAGTGTCTTTGTCATGCCATCGCCTCCTGTTATTTAGTGGTTGGTGCTACGTAGTCCTCGCCGGTAATTGTCTTGTAGTCATCAGCCGTAATCGCACCATAACCCACGTAGCCCTCAATCTGACAGCCGGCATCGAACATCATTTTGACAAAATCAAACATTCTTACCATCTCCAATCTTTTGCTCCAGTGCTGCAACCTTTAATCCTAGTACGTTGACAGCTTGCATAATTGGTGATGGCGCAGTCGTAGTCGTTCCCTCACTAATAGCTGGCGCTGGCATGATTGTGTTGTACATAACCATGTAGAAGCCGTCCGTAGCGTGGGTCGTCAAATCATCGGGTACGTATCCGACATATTCATAACTGCTGCCGTCCTGATCGACGCCAATAATGTGATTATCTTCATCTAGTGTTAACTTCATTTGCTTGCCTCCTATCTATCTGACACGGTAGCCGTGATTGAGTAGCTCGTTGGTGTCACTTTGGTAAATGCCGGCAGTGAGAAGAACTCTAGCGTCGTAGTTGATGGGCTATCCTTGACGTAGTGGAACGCGCAAAGGTAAATCACATCAGACGACTGCGAATACCCGATAAGATTTACTATTCCACCATTAATTGGTGCTGAAAGCTGGAAGTCAACGGTATCGCCAGCAATTTGAGTTGTAATGTGCACACTCATCGTAGAATAGTAGTAGAAGTCTTTAGAACTCAGCTCATTAGAATTAGCTACGTTAGTAATCGTGCCCAACACCTGATTACCAAGCATCTTTGACATAAAATTATTCTTAGTCAGGTTGTACATGCTACCTACTGTATCGAGCGTCGAATTGTATAGATTGATTTGTGTCTTAGAATTATCTTGAATAAAAACATTGCTTCGCTCAATATGAGCAGTTTCGGTGACGTCAGGGTTAGACGTTAGATCAGGACAATTTATGCTGTTGATACGTGCTTGTGAGTTATAGCTATACAAAGCATTCATCTTGTACCGTGAATAACCGGTCACTTGAAGCGATGGGATATACAAGTTACTGCAGTTGATAATGACGGCAGCTTTGACTTTATGTGATTGCGTATCGAGCATCGCATTATCAATATCAATCAAGACCAGCGTGTCGTCCATATCGGTCAACATGGTCAATGTTTTAAATGGAGTTGCTGGTGTCCGCATACAAGTCGTTGCTTCCAGCAGGCTCGCAAACGGATTCGAGTTAGTACCATCGGGATTATAGGATGAGTTATTACCTACAAAAAACGCAGTTGGGCTTGGACTGGCGCTTTGAATCTCAACCAGCGTTGAACCGGCAATCGGCACCTTGAAATTGTCATTCGTAACGAAATACTGCGTCAAACCACCCCAGTTACCGACAGTAATACGCGAGCAAACATAGACACTGCCATTGTCGTTAAAGGCTAAGCCTTCCAGTTCGCCAGTGGGGTACAGCCCTTCTTGGAAGTCATCGAACGAATATGTCGTACGGTAGGTTAACGACTTATTGTCATAATCAATCGTGTATGCCCATATTTGTGACTTGCGGCCACCAATCCAATAAAGATTGCTGCCATGGACTTGGACACCTTGCATGAAGCCAGGCTCGTAGCCAATTAGGTCGGCCCACTGAATCGTGAACTGTAAAGTCCAGCTGGCATCGTAGAACTCCATCGTCTTGTTGTCCGCTACAATAAAGCAATCGTCCGCACTGTCGTAGCCGATTGAGTGGATAATTGGAAGGGCCGTTTTGGCCGTTAAATCGATAGTATTTTTAATCGTCAAAGTTGCCGGATCAATCTGCAATACTTTTGTCTTCTGCGCGGTTTCAACACCAGTGCTATCCTCAGCCATTGCCATGTACAGCATGCCGTCCTTGGCGTTATATGTCATTGAGTTACCGTGATAACCCTTAATCTCGTTTGACGCGATTTCGTCGCCGGTCTCGATGTTAAATTTTAACAGCGTACCGTACTGTCGGTCCATTGGCTCAAAGTTCTGGAAGTATTGAACTACCGTCGTGCCACCTAAACTAGCAAAACCCTGTGCATTTGATGCGATAGTACCTTGTTGACGATATTTCTGCCCTAAGCGTCGCATGTTGGCGTAAGTCGTAGCGCTGGCTACTGACGCGTCCACCTTACTTTGTAACGATGCAAAATTATCTTCAAATTGTTTCAGCGCTTTGTCAAGCGCTCCTTTAGTAAGTAGGCCATCTTGCTTAATTTGCTGCTCAAGTGTCGTTAGCAATGTTTGCGTGTCAACGCCTTGGTTGCTCAGTTTGGTGAACAAATCTGAGACTTTCTGTTTCCAATTGTTTAACGTACCATCGGCATCATCAATGCGACCTTGCAATTCATCTAGAAATTTCTGTAACTCGGTTCTAAAAGGTGCCTTATTGACAAACATGTCCGGGTTGCCATTATAGACGCGAAACCAGACATTAAAGGTCGTGACGCGTTTACCGTCAGCATTTTGCAACCCCAAGAAGCCGTAGAAATAACCTTCCTGTGGGAACATGGTTCCGGGAAGATTCATCTTAACTCGACCTAGGCCAACAATATCATCGCTAGTCCCAACGTAGCTAACCGCTTCACCGGTTTCGGCTGTTACTTTGCCGTTTTCATCAAGGCTGCCCACGAATCCGGTCAGAAATGGCACTAGCCCATCTTGAAACTGTTGTGCTAAGCCCCGTTCTTGAAATTGAACAACCAGTGGAACCTGTTCATCTCCTACTCGGCCATTAAAGCTATCTGATAAATTAAACGCATCGCCGGAGCCGATTTGTTGTTTGTACGTATCTAATGTAATCGTACTAATCATTTACTCACCTTCCTCAGTCTCTACTACTTTGCCGTCCACAATTGAAATTGGCACATCATACTTAGTCAAAATATTAACAAGTTCATGCATATTTTCATCCTGAACTCGAATTTTTGATTCAATTGTAGTTTGTGTCTCTTTAATATCACTTTGCCGGTGCTCTATCGTAGCTTGATTATCAAGTATGTCATTGAAAGTATCTTGAGTTATCACGAAGTTGGATATCAGCATTTCCCGTAGCGGAGCATCATACACAGCAGATAATTCATTAGTGAATAATTTAATGCTCATTCAACCGCCTCCTTCTTTTGCCACGTCACTTTCCCGTCATTATCAATGGTAGGTTCCCATACCGTTCCATCTGGTGACGTCAACTGCCCAATTAAACTTAGTCGTTGGTCCAAGTCATCACTAGTAACTAACTCTGGTTTATTGGCAATCTTCTCCCAGCTAATCGGAAACTGCATTGAAAGAATATTAATAGCCTGTTGCACCGTCATTTTATCCATTCGCGGCACCACCCAATGCATTAAGTCTTGCTAGTGTACTCGCATCAGTAATCAAATCATTGCCGTCTACAGCATCAAGCCCGGCCTTTAGCTGTGCGATTTGCTTACCAGAATCACTATGAGCAGTCTGCAATCCCGCGGTGATTTGTGTAAAGCTTTTGGTCATATTGCCAAATGTCACGCTAGTCGTCGCTGGATTAACCAAATCAATCACGGTTTCACTGATTCGAGTTTCAACATCCACACCATTGCGATCCCGAATATAGCCATAATTTCCAACCTCACTATTATTAATCATTCCAGATACCGAGTTAGTCTTGAAATCATTCAATGTCGCAGTTCGCTGAATCAACGGCACATCTTGTAATTTTGATTTCAAATATGCCAGTAGGAAATCACTATTCGTGAACCGCTCATCAGAAATTGGCTCTGCATCAATTACACCCCACGTTGTTGCGTTAGGACTCGTGTACTCAGCAGTAGCCAATGGCTTTTCCTTGTCGTCTAACTTACCTGTACCTTTAATATGAGTTGCAATCGTCGTGTAATCACTCTCATCTGTCAACGAGCTAAGATTCAATCCATCTAACCAAACGAAAGCATCACGCTTACCGACTTGTTTATAAATATCAATGTGCTTGCCCGTACTAGTCCATTCGAAATTGAAGTCCGACATCAAAGTGTTTAAGAATAAATCAAACGCTAATCCAGTACCGAAATCTTCAGAAAAATCATAATGATTGAAATCATCATGAATCGTATACGTAAAACCAGTGCCTTCAGTAATTAGCTGCATGCAGCTATCGAGCGACTGGGATCCCTTTATACTCTTCTCAACGTAATGGTCATTTAAATCATGCACAGCGCCTAGAAACGTTGCTTTAACATTGCGACTACCACCGATGTTAGACCCATTCATGGTCTGAATACGATAAGCTTCGCCACTATCAGAATCTAGCAAAAGTGTGCGTGGTTGCAACATACCCACAGCAGACGCATTCGTACCCGTGTTAATGAACGTCAATTCCAACTGCGCCACTTGATTCACGGTTTCAGTCAATTGTGCTGAAATTGGGATAACTGGTAGTTCGTTACCTGTTACATCACGTAAATAAAACACTGTCACACCTCCTAAACGTAATACCGTGTATCAAACTCCAAATCATAATTCGTTGCACCCGCTACCAGTAATTCATTAATCCCTTTGACGTAATCTAAATAGGCATGATTACCCTTGCTGTAGACATTCACGCCATCCACAACTGGAACCATGCCATATAAAATTAGAGTTTGGGATTTCTTCAACGCTTGATTTAACTGAAACACTTGTCCCGTAGTTTTGTTAGTAATCGATAATTGACTAGCCACATCGCCATGGAAGGTTAATGTGGCCGTCTTGCCATCAGCCAGCAGCGGAATTGAGCCACCAACAAACACCTTGACGTCACTTTGATTGGTGAAACGATACGGCGGCAAACATGTAAACGGAATATCAAATCCTAATGGTATGTTATTCTTCATGTTGGCAGTGGTGTTAATCGTCTCACCAAATCCACCAGTAACAACTAGGTTAACTGTGATATCCTCCGTCATAATAGGTGACGCTTCATAAGGGTCTACATTAAAGCCATCATCCGCATGGACTGGCCAACGAATCGATGGAATAACACTGCTAACGACATAAAAGTCCTCGTATCCACGAAACAAGTCAAACAGCTTTAACCGCATTAGTTCTTGGTCAACTGAATCAATTGTTTTGACGTCAAAAACTAGCGGGATTTTTCGTTCACTCGTGTGTGTTTCAGATGAAGCTACATTGTACTTACCAACTGGTGTGTAAGTTCGAGTGAACGTTGGTGCGGGTGGTGAAAACTTTTCTACTTGAATACCCAAATCAGATAGCCAGTAGTTACTGCCATCCTGTTGAATCACTTGAATATCTAATTCCATTTATTTACCTCCTCTCGCTCGGTCAATGACAACATCTTGTCCTAGAGCCAGCTTGATTAACGGATATTGGGCATTAAAAAGGACGCCGTTATCCAGTTTGGCAGTGATGTTAACTGTCTTGCTAGTAATTGCGTCCACTAATGACTTGACCATACCTAATACCTCACCAGTTCCGTTCGCCGCTGCACCACTGACTGCGACGGGCCCACCGTTCTTAGGAACATCTAAGGGGATGGTACTCTTTAATCCAGCGGCCTGTTCCGCACTTGTAGCAACAAAAGCCTGCTGACCAAATGACATCTTGACAGCTTGGTCCGTTAAATACTTGCTGTAATTCGACTGATCATCCGGGATATGAATTTCACGTTGGTTATGCTCAGATACCCATGCTAACTGTTTCTCATAGGACTCACCGCCCTTGTCAAAACGACGATGACCACTGGGCGCCCAACCGCGATTCCACATCAAATCGTTGTACCAGTTTGAATCGTTAAATAACGCCAATAATTGGTCATAACCATTAGCGCGGTTTCCATGGCCTTTAACCGCGTAATACCGGAATGTTTGTCCGATAAATTGAAGTAACCCCTGAGCAGGGTCAACACCAGTATTGACATCTACATAGCCATGTTGAAATACTGTTGGATTACCACCGGACTCGTGATTGATGGTATTAAGGATTTTCTTAACGCCATCTTCAGGCATCGATACGTGCATAGCAGCGGCGGCTCGTTTGATGTACGGAATCCACCGTGTTACTCCAGCACCACCCGGATTGCCAGCACCCTCAATGGCTAGTTTCTTTAGCCAATTGGTTTGCTTCTTTTCCCAGTCCTTAGTATCTGGGCCAAACTGATTCTGTGATCCACCTGGAAACAGGTTCATGTTGAAACTAGAATCTATTAATTTTTCCCAGTTCTTAATCGGGTGCTCCATGAATTTCATAGCATCACCAAATAGGTTCTTAATCCAATCAACGATGTTACCACCAGAACCAGTCGCAAACATCGGTAACCCCATCATTTTAAGGAATGGTGCCGCTTTTTCAGTATCCTCACCTGAAAAGACTTGAGCACCGACAGGCAAGTGAGTCACAGTAGGAACAGCCGGTGACAGTCCTAATGATCCATTACCATAATCGATTAATTCATGCTTGTATCCGTCACCAACTATTGCAGTTTCAGGACTTGTGATTTTACCATTAGTACCGGTTTTATGTCTAACCCAAGGGTTAGCAATACCAGTAACTGGTTGTCTACTATGAGTTTTTTTGTATGATTGTTTGCCACCCACAGCTTTCGATAAATCATTAGCACTGTTTCCACCTATATCAATGTTCTTAGCAACAGCTTCTCCAATACCTCCAGCAGCTGTCAATGGGTCAGCTGAATATTGAACCAAGGCATCATTAAATGATTTCATAGAACTTTTACCTGCCCCGGTTGCCTTCCGTCCTAAAGTTAATTCACCTTGAATCGAGTCCGCCGTGCCAGTAGCGGTTTGAATGGCGTTCTTTTTATTAGCATCGAGCCCATCATTGTAGTTGTCCATAGTATCTCTACCACTCTTGCTAATATCGACGTTGGTGTCTCCCGCAATCATGGCAGCAAGCGCTTTGAGATAATCATGTGTGGACAACTTCTTATCTTTGTAGCCTCGGTTTAAGCTATCCATTGTGTAATGGCCTTCGCCGTTAAGCTTAATGGTGGCACCTTTGTGTACTTGACCTTGTAATTTTTTTAGTACGCTGTCAGCCTCAGGTATCCCTGCATCTAATCCATTGGCTAGAGCACTCATATTCTCTTTACCAATATCATGCAAAGACTTCTTGCTACTAAACATCTTATTTAGCGCTTTACCATAACGTGTCTTTAAACCACTCTTGGTAATAATTCCAAGATCCAAGCCTAATTTGAGTGATTGAATATCGCTCTTACCCAGCTTAGATAAATTCTGCTTAAAAATAGCAGCATATTGTTTGCCATACCGGCTTTTCAACTGAGAATCAGTAATATCACCACTCTTGAGCCCTTCTTTTAAGGTTGCTATATCAGTTTTTCCAAGTTTTGATAGGTCTTTAGGAAATAGACCGGTAATATTGTCTCCGAACTGCTGTTTTAAATCAGAAATAGTTATGACTCCATCGGCTAACCCTTGTTTAAGGGTATCAATTTCTTTTCCGCTCAGCTTGGACAAGTCTTTCGGGAAAAGGCCAGTAATTGTATTTCCAAAAACGGGAGCTAAATCTTTCAAAGATAAGATTCCCGTTGAAAGACCTGATCGAAGTTCTTCCTGTTCAGAATCGGTTAAATCACTGATATTCTTTTTGCCGTCATCCTTGAAGCCAGTTAGAATTGAATTGAAATATACTTGTGCTTCTTCATAACTCTGTTTGCTACCAGATTTGACATCAGTCCAGAACTGTTGTGCAGTTTTATATCCGTATTTACCAAGAGAAATGTTTGCAGCACTATCAGAAAGATCAAGTCCCCATTGCTTAGCAACATTAGCTGGGCTTCCCAAAGTGCCTTTATTCAAAGACTTAACATAATTATCATGCGTTTTTTCAGCACTTGCGGCCAATTTAGCACCTGCTTTTGTTGTCTCTGCCAGCATATTATCGGCATCTACCTTTGCTTGTGCAGCAGCAGTAGAGTCAGACATCCCCATTGCCTCATAGGCTTTTTCCTGAGACTTCTGGAACTTAGCTATATTCTTTTCAATGGTCCCATGTGCGTTGACTTGATCATCAATGTACTTCTGATTGTCTTTCTTATGATCAGCAATCCACTTAGCTGCCGATTCTTCACTGTTACTGACATCGTCCCAATAAAGCTTTTCCTTTTTGCCATTCTCATCGGTAATCGTTTTCGTGTATGCATCATCAAGCGTTTGCTTAGTACGCAAGCTTTCGCGACCGTTATTGTTATATGCATCGCCCGCTGCTTTTTCAGTCTTAATGTATTCCAATGAAGCTTGAGTTTGTTGCTTGTTACGTTTGGCATCGAGCATGGCAAGTGCTTGGTCGTATTGGTCCTTGCTAATTTGGTCATTTTTTCTTAGCGATTTCAGCTCAGACAGACTCTTCTTATAACTATCACTTGCCTTGCCATAAGTCTTGGAATATGCCGAATCTGCTGACTTGACGTCCGCCTTATACATGCCATCCGTGATAGTGCCATGTTGTTGAACGTAGGCTTTATATAATGCTTGCTGGTCCTTATAAGCCATACCAAATGCGGAGATTTGCGAGTCAATGTAAGCTTCAGCCTCATTTAGCTTGGCCTTCTGAGTAGCAGACAGCTTCGAGAAGTCACCGTCAACTGACTTTAAAATGCTCTCCATCGTCTTCTTGGCTTTCTCCAACTTACTAGTCTGCCCATCTGCGCGTTTGTCAACACCCTTTTCAACTTGCGTTACCCAGCTATTGCCAGCACTTCCAAAGCTTCCGGATAAGTCGGATAGTGCATCCATCCCGGCCTTTTTAGTCTTGGAAAACTGTTGTTCAACCAAATCAGCCATCTTACTGTATTTAGTAACCACATCGCTAGATAACTGTTTAGACTGCTTGCCTACCGCGGTATCCAATAGCGCCATATCATTCTTGGCTTTTTGATGTAGTTCGTTGAATGAGCCAATTGCTTTTTGCGAGTTTTGGCTGATATTAGCACCATATTCGTCCATCGAAGCACGTTGGCGCTTCAACTGGTCACTATGCTCCTTGCCAGCTTTAATCGCAAAGTAAGTTGCTGTCCCCACAGCTGCTACACCTAACACGACCGGGGCGGCAGCTGCAGCCAATGCACCTAATCCGGATACTGTACCTAATGCTGAACCACCTAAACCTAACAAGGATGCTGAACCTGCTTCTGCACCACCACTAAGGCCAGCAATGACAGTGCTGGCCGCGCCGCCATCTTTAACTAAAGTGCCAAATAACGGCGATAGTTTAGCAGCACCAACCAATAGTTTCATAGATCCACTAGTTAGTAGCCCTACACCAGAGGTCAATTTCCCAAACATGCTAATCAATGGGCCACCAGCTGCAACAGCTAAGCCTGTATTAAGAATTAGCTTCTGCGTTGCCGGATCTAAGTCGCTAAAACGGTCTAGCATATTCTTTAACTCGCGAATAATGGGCGTGAGGGTTGGTAGGAATTTCTGCCCAAATTCAATTTCTAAAGCGTTCAAACTAGATTTAAATTGGGCCATAGTGAACTGGCTCGTGTTACGCATGGTTTTGTTGTATTTATCAACGGTTCCATTGCTGTGTTCGATCTCATTAGATAACGATTTGTACCGGTCAAGATTAGCGTCCATCAAGGTCATACCGACCTTCATGTTTTCCTGACCAACAACGTTGTACATAAATGACTGGCGTTGCTTATCATTCATTTTCTGGTAAGCACCCTGCATTTGTCCAAGAATATCAAAGACGTCTTTCATTTTGCCTTTGCTATCGAATACTTGAATATTGTATTTCTTTAAATCCTTAGCTGCTTGACCTGTCCCTGTTCCAACTCGTGTCATCAATGATGACAGCCCCGTACCAACAGAGCTAGCGTCAATGCCAGCAGACTTTAAGCGCCCTGCAATTGCCATAAATTCATATGTTTTAACGCCCATGGCGTGCATTGCAGCACCAGCATTACCACTAATTTCTTTCAAATCGTCTAATGACATGGCCGACTTATGGGTGGCTTCAGTCATCTGATTCATCAAGCTATTACCATTCTTGATTACAGTACTGTTTGAACCCAAGTTCTGACCAAATTGTTCAAGCATAGAAGCGGTCAGTTTAATAGACTCCCCAGACTGATCGGAATTAGCGGTCATAGTCTTTAACAACTCTGGCATCATTCCCATGGCTTGTTTGACATTGTAACCATTAGAAACCAATTCAAACATACCATCATTAATTTCTTTGGTACCAACACCAAACTCTTTGGACCATTTTAATGTGTCTGAAGATAGATTCTTCATAATTGAGCTTGTTTGGCTAGCAGAATATCCTTGTGCAACAACTTCCTTACGGATATCAGCTAATTGATATTGATAATCGGAAGCGGCTTTAGTTGCTACACCCAGTGCTGTGACAATAGGTACCGTAAAACCAATAGTGGCCTTACTTCCAAGAGAGCTAATCTTTTCACCAGCATTTTGTATCTTAGTCCCCATTATCATGGCTTTGTCAGCTGCGGCAGCCATTTCAGGTGTTAATGCACCAACACTCTTTTGCAACTTGCCTGCTGACAAAACCAGAGCTTGCTGTTCACGTTCAAGGGCAGCATATTTACTTTTAGCTACTACTACTTGAGCAGAATTATCACCTTCTGCTCGTGACAGATGACCAATTTCACCAGCTGTTACTGTCATCTCTTGTCGGTTAGCTTGCAACTGCGCTTTATAAGAGTTCAACTTAGAAACTTGAGAAGACATGTGCAGCCCTGCTTGTTCTTGAGCGGTGGATAGCTTACTATAACTGGCTGCAGTTGTCTCTAACCCTTGATTCAACACTTTTAAATTGGCAGCTGCTTTCGGGCTAACATCCACGTCTTTAAATGTTCGCTTAAGAACTTCGGCTTGTGCAAGTGCCTCTTTAGCGATTAAGTCCACGTTAATCTTGACACTACCAGCAATATCAGCCATCTACACACATCCTTTCTATATTTTTCCTTGCTCCCGTAACTCTTTCATCCGTAACGCCTTGTGTGGCATGTCTAAATTAGCTAGCTCGATAGATAGTTCATCTGGTGTCAGCTTGCCGTCGCCATCGGTGTGAGCTTGCTTTAAACCATAAATTAGCTTCATTTGTTTCAAATAAGTTTGCGTATCAGCATCCATACCATCGCTAACCTTGGTCAGTCGAAACCTGATAACTTTTTTAAATTGCGTATCTTCATTAAGACCATCCAACATAGTGGTAAACCGTTCCCAACTGAGGCTATCTCGGTCTAAATCGATACCGTATTGTTGTTGGAAGCCGGCCTTGATTAACGATTCGTCTTCATCAAAATCAAAAGACCGCTTACCAGACTTGAGCACCTTAGCTCTAACCCGATCGCGGTCATTATTGATTTTTTTATTAAATATTTCAGACAGCAGCTGACCCTTGTCCTCAAAACGTAGCTTGCTCGTATCGTCCAATACCAGCGCTTTTAAGCTGACTTCTACACGCTCTGGTATAGTGAGGCCTTCATCCCGAATCGCTTTAAAATATAGCAACACCATGCGAAATGAAAGGTCTAAACGATACCGATGTTTCTGAAATACGATGCTGTTAGTGTTTATCTCGGTAAAACTCATTGTTCATTCTTCCGCAATTCTGTAATGGACTGTAAGTACTTGTCGCGATAATCAGAAATATCCGTATGTTGTTCTACGTTAATCATGATTTGAGCGACAACCTTAGCAAACACCACCATGGAATCATTGCAAGTATGGTATAGTTCCTTGCCAGCATTTTTGCCAAACATGCCATCAAGTAATTGATAAAAGCGTTCCTTAGCTTCATGCTTATATTTGTTCTGAATATCATCGTACATTCGTAAATAGCGTCGTTGTAGGATTTGTTTCTTATGATCTAACGCCGTCATTGGTTCATTAATCATATCTTTTTCCAATTGAGCTTCTTTATCAGTTAACTCAACTGATCGATGATGTAACTCCTGCTGTAATTTCACCTCAGCCATTTTAATATCATTATATTGATCTGTAAAAACAGCAAATGATTTATCCGCAAAGCTCACCGTGTAACTCTTATCACCAATTCCAAAAGTCATACTGTCACTAGGAACCTCTAATTTAATTACATCACTCATGCTGGTACCTCCTAATATTTTTAGTGCTATGTATGACGGATTACTCCGCCACTTGCCTACATACTTGTTACCACTGCACCATCAGTTGTAGGCATTGCATTGATACTTGATGGTGCTACTATTTTGACGTGCCATCTGGTAAATTAGCTTTGACATGCAAGATAAGCGCATTTTGACATGGTGTATCTGCTAAAGCAGCTTTCATATCAGCAGCTTGTGTTTTTGCAAGTAAACCTGGAGCAGCGTTATACGTCATAGTAGTTTTGAAACTACCATTATCATCAGCGGCACCACCACCATCATCAATATCGGTAAAGGTTCCCATCCCTGTTTCAATCATGTTAGGGGTAAGTGATCCATCATCTTCCTGCAACCATTGTACTTTCCGGAACATCCGTTCACGTAAGCCACCAGTCTTTTGCTTCATGTCGGCAATATCATCTTGGGCCGGGTTCCCAATTGAACGATCACCAGAAATATCATACGATGACGTTACCCCAGTAACTGTTTGTCGTTCTTGACCACCACCATTGTAATAGGCAGCGGACTTTTTCTTATCAGTATACTTAGGCGTTACAGTGGTAATCCCATCACCTAAATATAACCAGTTGATCGTCTTATCTGCTGCAGTTTTTCCTACCCAATATTCATCTAAATAGTTTTCTTGAATTGACCCCTGGACGTTTCTGTCGTTCGGGTCAGCTGTTGGTGTTGTTGCATCAGCCATTTTGCATTCCTCCTAAATTAAATAATTACTTGTACACTAAAAGCGCCTTGATAGACACCATACTTTTGAGCATCTTGACCATCGTCATCCTGAACAGTGGCTAGAAACTCCGGTGAGGTTGTCATCTTAGCGCTTATGAATTTGAAACTTCCATTCTCACTTTTGATTGATATCGGCGTTGCATTCTCCATGATGTCCATAATGGAACTGAGAGTGTTAATACAAACAATTCCGTGTGGATGTTTAGCAGTGATTGCAAATGCAAAACTACGGCGGCGGCGACCGTCATAATATCGCGTTGCCGGTCCAGCGGGTTGCAATGTATAACTCAGTGACATTCCAGGAGCATAGTCATTGCCAAGTGTTAACGTATCAAACAGCTTAACGTTAGCACTAATATAATTAGCAACCCGAACATCCAGATCAAGGTCAACTTGACTCACTACGTCGCCCCCAATCCGTGTGCCACGAGCGCTGCCCAATTGTGACCATTAACCAAATAGGCTTTATCAACCCAACCCTTTTGCGCTAACGCATGCTTAGTGTGGTTATAATTCAAAGGCCGATCCGTCACTACTTTGTGATAACCTCTCCGTTGGCCTATTGTATCTGGTGCTTTCACCATTACTTTACCACCGTACATATAGGCCGCATACGGCTCTGTCCAAACAATAGTAACGCCAGTACCGGTTTGAATCCTCGATACATGTTTGGCTAAATGACTACTTAAGAATGGTACATATTGATCAGAATCACGCACAATCACATCTGCTAGTCGGTTTGTCAGCACATTAAGATTATTCAAACGTGTAACTAATGGTGACAAGTCTACTTTGTTAGTCATTGCAGCACCCCTTCCCAATGATGAACATGCGTACCGAAATCATAAATAGGATCAAGACTCTTCACGATTAGCGATTGGTGAGTACTTTGTACTTCAACTTTGTCGTTAATCGTGGGCAACCTATCTAGTGGCGTCGAGTTAGTTGAATCCACAATTAGTGTATAGGCCCCGGTGACAACCTGTGCACTAGCATTACCACCAACGGATTGAACCGACACTGAGGTTGCAGGTTCGACTCGTACATGTCTAATCGTGTAGTCATCAGATCCATTACTATCTGAGCTTGTAGTCCATGAATCCTGTTTGGCTTTATTAGCGTCGTAGGGTGTCACTTTGATGGCATCATCTAACAACTCGATAGGAATCGGATCAATAATACCTTCCATTTAGTGCACCCCACGATACAATAGGCCAGTTGGTCGTAAGTAGTTGATTGCCGCATTGGAGCGTTGTGCCGTACCACGTGGCAGCGTTGTGGGCGCTGACTTCTCATAACTAAATTTACCTATCGTTACATGACTAATCCCTTTAGCCGATTGTTTAGCGTTAGCTAGCTCTTCAACCCCACCAGAATCAATAAACCATTCAATCTGAGCGCAGACAGCCTTCTTCACGTTAATTCGGTCAGCATCAAGTGGCAAATCATCAAGATTATGCGAATCGAAATAATAATTTGCGTATTGATTGACCATCTCTTCGGCTCTCATTTCCAAACGTTCAAAATTAATATTTACTGGTACTTGCTCGCCAAAATAAGTGTAAGCGTAAAAATCTTGATCTACTATCGGCATCTAATCACCTCTAACCAGCAGTTACATTGGCACCATCAGTGGTTGCTGCAGCTTTAACATTTTGTGGATCAGCGGGCTTGGCAGCAAGAACCGTAAATCCCGGAACATCTAACTTGTCACTCACTTGGCTACCGTCCACATAGGCAACCTGATAGTCACCAGTAGCGACAACTGTGCCAGCTGCTAAGCCAGTAATTGCCACACTGGTTGCATCACCAGTCGCAATTGCCGTTTCATTGCCCTTTTGATAAGCCTTCAACACTTTAGCCATTCTACATTCCTCCTAAATTTAATTGCCTACTTTGTTGTGATCTTCGCACCGTCATTAGTAGGCATTGCTTTGACATTAGACGGCGACATTATTTTGACGGCGTATCAGATGCCACAGCTTTACCCTTATTGGACTTTTTAACCGTAGCATCCTTAGTACTGGTTACGTTTTGGTTAATAACAGTACCACCTTCGACATCAAATGGATTAATGACTAACAACTTAGTGTCATCATAGATTGCAACACCATAATGTTCATCGGCATTAAACTTAGTGATCTTATGATCCATATCGCGACCCTTTTCAGAGAGAACATTTCGCTTCATGTAAGTACGCATTGCACCCGGCTTAACTGCCAAGGCGGAGCCTTCTTTGATTTTACGTGACCGCACAATTTGCCATCCAAGTAACTCACCAAATGTGCCATTAATCAAGATGTTGTCACCTAAATCAGTTGCTCGCGTCCAGTTCTCAGCGGCAGCCTTACGTAGTTTATTGACATCTTTAGGATTCATAAACAATACGCCGGTGGTCGGTGAATCATCTTCTACCGCGTATTCACTCGTATCATCATTAAATGCAGCTTCAATTGCATCGACCATATCCAAAGACGTAACATCAACGCCAGTACTTAGCGTAAGTCGTGCTTTCATTGCAGTAGCCAAGATATCATTGTCAATCTTAGATGCAATTGCCATCGTGATTTGTCGCTGACCTTCGCCTACTGAATCTCCGTATCCGGATAGAGCGGCTTCGTCAGTAATCTTGACACCTTTACCTGCTTTCTTAATCGTGAACATGTCGGTATCTGTTGAAAGACTGGCATAATCAATAGCGCCACCTTCATCGACATCCGTCGCATCTCCGATATACTTGTATCGAGGTACAGTTACATCAGTACCTGGTCGACCTTCAAGTGTGGTGTCAACAGGTGCAATAGCACTAAACCGAATTGCCTTAGGTAATTTAGCACTAATCATCGCAGTCATAACTTGTGGATCAATCAGGTTATCTAATACAGTTGTTTCATCTGCCATGTGTTATTTCCTCCTAATTATTTGTTAGTTTTGTAACAGCTTGCTTGTATACATCCGGGTGCTCAAGTTTCAGTTTGGCAGCTTCACCGTAGCTAATCTTTGATAAATCTGGCACTGTAACGTTACCTTGACCACCACTAAGGTTCTGACCGGCAATGGCTGTTCCTTGTGCGGCTTCTGCACCCTTAAATGCTGGGTTACGCTCTAAAACCCCAGTTAACGCTTCATCGATTGTTTTCACACCATTAGCTTTACTTGCTAAGTCAGCCTTCGCGAGCGCCAGCGCATCACTCAAATGATCAGCATCAACTCCCTGTTTAAGAGCAGCTACTTGAGCTTCCGCATTGTCAGCGCGACTAGTTTCTTTTGCAAGTTTACTGGTAGCCTTGTCTAGCTCACCGGATTTAGCCTCCAATGCACTCTGATTAGCCGCTACATCTTTATTATGTTGTTCAACGACACCTTTCAAGTCATCCTCGTTATCAAACCCAAGTGACTTCAATAATTCAGTACGTGCGTCTGCAGCCACCTGCTCTGTATCAACCGAATAAGGAGTTGCCACTGAATCGGTTGCTGGTGTTGTCGGAGGCGTAGACTCTGTTGACGTTGCATTATCCTCTGCCATCTTTATTGCTCCTCTCTAAATTTAGGTATAAAAAATAAGCCTTTTAACGCCATGCTAAGGGCACTACTGTTTTTCTCGATTGTATTGACGTACTAGTCCATGCTTTTTAACAAACCGACGAGTAACTGACTGACGACGTCTCACTAATTCTTGTGCAGCCGTAATATCACTTTGATCACCAAGCTTTTTAGCTGCTATCAATTTACGCTTAGCTTTTCGTACCTCACGTTCAAGTCGTCGCTGAGTTTGTTCTAATTGATACCTAGCAGCATTGTCATCATCTGACTGCTGTGGCACTGGCATTGAACCGTGGCCTTCAATATATGGAACCGTATAATGTCGACAATTAATGCCCCCAATGCCAGTAATCGTACCGTATCCCGTTGTTGATTCGAAATCTGGATACTTGTCTGTATTACCGTCCAAAGAATAAACATGGTCTTGATACTGTAAGTGGCTTGGACGGCATCCCATGTGAGAACTAACTTTAACTAACGAACCATACTGGCGATACCTAAGTAACTCTGTATCATTCGTAGCACTATTAATACTTGAGTTAACCACTGTCCGCACATAGACATCTGGTGACCATTTTCGACCAGCCTTATCAACGAGTGCGGGTACACCTTGTTCTGCCCATTGCTCACTAGCTTTAGCTATTGCTTTGATGGCAGTTGTACCACTATCAATTGACCGCTTTGCATCACCAACAATTCCCCTAAACATCTGATACGCATTAGCGCTCATATTACGTCTAGCAAGGTTCAGATAATTATCCGTCTCTGTTAACTGGTCATCAACAACTTGCTTAAACTGTTGCGAATCCTTGATCGAATCCACTTGCTTTCCAGTAACCTTTTTAAGCCACTTTTCAGCTTGTTTGACATTATCTTGACTAATTGTACTAAGTCTTGTGTGCAATTGCTTAGACGCATGCTGTGTAGGCGAGACAGTTATTTTAGCAGCGTATTTCCGTACATCGTCCGCATGGTTAAGTAGCTCGTTTATCCATTCGTTATCCGTATCATCATGTTTAGATGCTTCATTTCCTATTAGGTTGACAATGTAAGACCAAATCAAATCTTCAACACTAGCATAGTTGTTAGCATCTTCATCCGAATAACCCGATAAATCCCATGGTTTAAGCATTATCCTCACCATCTTTACCGTTACCACCGACAACATCTTCAATTGAACCTTCAGCATTGGCTGTTTCTGCATTGATTTGGTCAAGAACCTGTTGAGCTTCAACATCAGTAATTCCATTGGCACGTTTAATTGCTTCTAGTTGTGTCATGACGGGGTGATTACCATTCGCCTTCATGTAATAATTCAAATTGTCATTCCGGTCTTTAGCAATCGAATCATCAAAGTTAACAGAAATATCAATATCTGTTTGACCTGAATATTGAACATTTGAATCATTTTTAGCCAGTTCCACAATAATCTGACAAATATGTTCAATTGCTTCTCCAATCAACGTTTCGTGACTGTTTTTGGATTGATACGTATCACTATTCTCACTAATTACCGCTGTCGCTGTGATAACACCCTGTTTGCTGTCAAACGTAAACATATCTGCGCTGAAACCAATTTGTGAAGAGTAGAAATGCAACAAATCATTGATGCCAGCCACAATTGCTTCATTTCGCAGTCCTAATGTAATATCAGTCGGTTTCACTGACTCACCATCACCGCCACTCATTGTCGTGTTGTAAGCCATATAGACATCTTCATTCCAATCAATATAATACCGTGTTTTACCGGTTTGTGGATCAACTTCACGTTTCAATTGATTTGCTGGTGCGGCAATACGCCGTTTTCCTTTGACAAATTCTTGGAATAACAAGTCATAGGCTTCATCTAACTGGCGCAATGTGTCTATGGCGTTAGCATAGATAGGAATACCCAATGGACTGTCAATGTGCAAGTTATTAGCTAAATTAGGCTTTAAATAGATAAACGTCGGCCGTGAATAAAGCTTTTTGGAATACCTAGTTGGCTGCGGTGACATGTTTTTGAACGCATCTGGCAAGTTACTCCAATCATCAATCTTCACACCCAAATCATCATTGCTATTGGTCGTACTCTTGTAAATCTCGTTAGTCACGACATAGTCTGTATCGGTTTCTTCATGCCATTCCAATAACGTATAGTAATGATTGTCACTCATGAACTTGGAGGCAATGACAGCTTCACTGACACCATTAGCATCTGACGTGATTGGATAGAACGCATCAGCAGTAGCAAATCGAATCTTAACTTTACCGCGATCGGTATATAGACGAATCACAATGCCACCAGTTGCGAACATATATTCTAAGTAACGTTCAAAATTGTTATAGAAATGATTGTCCTTCAAGGTTTGCTGTACGAACTGATTCTCAATCGTTTGATAATCATCTGGCGATGAAGAATCATCAGGATTCTTCGCGTTCTTTGGGCTAACAGTAATAACAGCCTTTTGATTGAATACCAAAATTGCCATCTTCTTGGCGGCAACTTGTCCCATGTTTAATGACATTTTCTGACGATCTAAATAAGAATCGTCGGGTAACTTTTTGTGTATTTTCAACCATTCCGGTGTTGACTGATAAATGCTAAACCACTTAGCAATCAATCCATACTGGTCATCATCCGCCATTACCTTCTTATGGTCAGTTACGCTTTGCAACTCAGTAGCTAATCCCATTTTGACTAACACCCCCTTTATCCAATCATGTATTCTGTTAAACAAGGCTAGTAACCTCCCTTGTATTTCTTCGTAAAGTAATTAGCAGCGTACCGGCACTCGTCCATTGCATGGTTATTAGCATCAACCGGCTTACCGGTTGTTTCATCACGTACATACATACCAAGTTCTTTAACAAAGTGATAATTATCATAGCTCTGGTTTGCTAGTCCACTATCCGGCGTATCAACTAAGACAAACTGACCATCTGCAATCAATGATTGTTGCCGCTGAATGCCGACTTCAATTCCTTTAGAGTTACCAACGTGATCATGCCCGTTGTTATCCGCCTTACCAGCTTCAACGCCAACCTTAATTAGCTCTTGTCGTAATGCCAATGAAGCGGGATCCACTAACACCATCGAGTAGTGCAGTTGGTATGTGTTAACACACCACAAAATAAATCTTCTTAATTCTGTGGCATATGTGCTTATTGCCTTTGTTTGTCCGGTCTCCGTACCACTGTGATAATAATTGGCAACACGGTTTAGAACAAACTTAAAACGCCCATCAGGTTGCCGGACGCGGGTAACAATATTGCAACTCATTGTTGTGGCGTCATCCTGACCGGCATCACCCGTAAAGTACATTTCAACTGGTTGTCCAATCAAGGTATGGTTAGTCATACTATCTTGGTCAAACTGGTCATAGATAATCCCTTGTGGCATAACTCTTAATCCTAACCAGTCGCGCTTATACAGATATGGATTCTTCTTAAGCTGTGCCTCCATCTCATTCAAACGCTTGATTGTCATCACTGGGTTATCAGACATACGCCAATGTAGCCAATGCGCATCACGTTCATCAAAGAACTTAATAATCGGGTCTTGTGGTGCTGGCGGGTTAAGGTCGGCAAGATGATAACGATACTTAGCTGCGGCCGTCCGCCGAAAGGTTTCGTCAAGGAACTCGCGGTTTAACAAGTTGATTTCAGAATACGCGACTGAACCCAATGACATCCCACGAATGGCGTTAGCACTGTTTGACTTGGCCCCACCTTTGAAATAAATCTTCTTTTTCCCACTAGGCAGATCTAAAGCTAAATGGTCGCCACCGCGATCACGTCTCAAATGACTAGCACCATCGAATATATAGGCTAGTCCCATGCCATCACCTTCGATAAACAGGTTATAGGCTAACTCTTGGTTGTAGGCACTGACTAAATGGTTCTCGTTCGGTGTTGCCAAATAGAACATTGCAAGCCGAGCATCATCCGCCGCTGTCTTGCCGGCACGAATCGAACCCTCATTCACATCAAATAGGTGGTCGAATGGAGAAAAGATGAACGTCGCTTGCTTCTTACCATAGTTAATATTACTCAACGGTGTTTGCATCGTTTTCTTCCTCCTTAGGCACCAGTTGCGCTGCACCCTTCGTTAAAGCCTTAAGCAATGGATTGACATGACCGACTCCTTCAAGTTCATTAGCCTTATGCTCAACAATGCGAGCATCCGCGTTAGCTTTCCTGATTTGCGCCTTTCGTAATTCATCGTTACCGTCTGCCGAGCCAAATCCAGCCATGGTTAGAATCGTTGTATTTGCTTGTAAGCGTACCATCTCAGACTTGGCATTTAAGGATAGCTGGTGTAACTGTTTGACTGCATCCGGCACATAACCATCCAATGCGATATGGCGGTATTCTTGCTGAGCTTTGATAAAGGTTTGGTTCTTCTTCCAATTGGCAAGTGTCTGTCGTGAACGGTTTACCGTTTTGGCGATTTCTTCATCAGTCAGTTCATCTTCAAACAGCATGATAACAGCCTTTTTACGCCGTTCATCAAGGCTTTGAAAAGCACCATTTTGTAAACTTTTGTATACTGTCATTACATACCACCACACCTCCATTAATTGGAATTAGATTGATAATCCTATTATTTTTCGAGTAAACGAATCCGAATTGCCAGTACCTGTGCATAGGTTTCCATAGTTCTTGCTTGAATACCAATGAGTTGCCGTTGTTCATCAGGAATATCTAAGTTACTGGCAGCCGGCCAAGCTTTAGCAATCTTGTCCGTCAGTTCATCGTATTCAGTGTTTAACTTTTTCAACAATACTTTGTTCATAATAATTACCACCTTTTTATTTTTATCCAAACTAAAAGCGCCATGCTTTTTAACACGACGCTTCATCCATTTATCTAAGTGGGCATCCATCTCTGCTTCTTGTGGCGTGACGTAGCCATATTTTGTATTAATCATCTTTGCCATGAGTTGCCTCGTTGCTTGAACAGAATGGATATTGTCCACCAAATAATTCTAGGTTAACTTTTTTCCAATCATTCTCAATGACCCAGTTGTCTTTCATATTCATTGTAGTTCCTCCTAATCGTATGTACTTAAAAAAGCCTGACGTCAGCCAGGCCTATGTATTGTTGCCTCATAAGATGGCGATCCTGTTATTCAACAATACAATTTTATATCATACTATATCCAACATCATTTGAGTTGCAATACACACTATTTACTTTACTAAAAAGAGCCCAACTAAATGTCGGGCTCCTAAACACAGTTGCTATCAGAAAAACGATTATAGTTTTTGCAACCATGTTTGATTATGTTACCACAGCGCACATGTTTCCGCATGTAATTTGGTGGCCAGATTAATTGCGCCAATTATGTGCTTGGCAGGGATTTGCACCCTACATGTTGGATATATTCAGCATCTTTACCAATTACTTGCAAGTGTCGCGACGCCCTTGTAAAACCAACAGTCACAACCTGAAACAGGGCCGCCACAGCGTCTACCTATTCCGCCACAAGCACATGTTACACAGTTTTAGCCCTCATGAGTGACCATGCTGCATAACAATATCGCCGGTAGGACTCGAACCTACATTCCATTGTGGCTTACCAATTAGCCCACAGCGATACTCGCATTCAACGGCCGACGTTAAACACGAAGACTAATGCCGACGGCAGAGAGGAGCGCATCACCCCTTATAAATCCGCCGGCTACACAGATAGCTGGATTTGAACCAACATAGACGGTTTTGGAGACCGCCATCTTGCCAATTAGATCATATCTGCTTAATAGACGGGCCATCATATCAACTTAATCAAGGAGGCAACACAAACTGTACATCTGTGCCCGTCTAACGTAGCCTGTTGGACTCGAACCAGCGACAACCTGATTAACAGTCAGGTGCTCTACCAACTGAGCTAAGGCCACAATAATAATCAATTAGAGCTATCAGAAAAACGTTTATTTGTCGCCCTAACCAATTATCGATAATACTAATTTACCACCAATTTATTGCTATGAAGTCCGGCTTGAGTTCGGAAAAAGTTCGGTTAAAGTCCGGTCTGAGTCCGGTTTTGATAAATATTCAGGTCTTCTAGGTAATAGCTCTGTGCGAACTGCAGCATCGCCAATGGCTTCCAGCGGTCAAAATACTGAGTCTTGCTGTAGCCAATATCCATGTAGCACATCGTGTCACTGTATCCTTGCAGATATAGCCGATCTAATATCTCCTGGCACTCATGATCACAGCGAGCCATGGCCTGAATAGTCTGTCGGACAATCTGCTCTGCATACAGGCGACGTGTAATCCGATCCTCAGCCGAATTACCAGCTGGGGCCGACTTAGGCATGCCATCCATGCTGGGCGATTTTAAATCAGCGACCGAATGGCCGGACGCTCGAACTGCTTGCGGTAACTTCTTATCCAGGAACCGCCGCACCTGTTTAATTGTTTTATCCTGGTCAATTGGTGGAAAAATTTCATCTGAAATAACTTGCTGTTCGCCCATCATGCGCCCCTCCGCTTTCGTATGCTATAATTAACTTATTCGGAATTAGTTGTAGTGGCGTCAGCGATGGCGGCGCTTTTTTAATATGATGAAAAGTCAATATTTTTATACGTCTTCCAAAATCGTTTGATTAGCCGAATTAATTCGTACCGTCTCAATCGCAGGTGAGCTGCTAAGATAGTAGCTGCCACTAAGTCAGCCATTAATTGGTTATAACTACGACTCGGAGCGTCTACAGTGTAGCCATCGTCATCGATGGTAATGGTAATTTTTCCCTTCATGATTGCCTCCTACATAAAATAAGAATTTTATTTAAACGCCCCCAGGATTTGGGGTATCAGTAAACATTAACTCCATAATGTCAGCAATGAAGTCCTGACCAATTTGTGCCTGTTGCTCAGTTGTTAGTGCCGCGTTCATTTCCAGGTTGGCAACTGTGGCTTTCACTTTGATTGCTTTGGCGTATTCGGTGTCAGTCATGTTCTTCCTCCACCTGATATCCGTCTAGCCACGCACGGGCAAAAACATCACTATGATTGACAATCCAGTCGCCAATATCGCCTTTCTGATATCCATAAACAACTGTTTGGATCATAGCTCTGTAAATTCCGCCCAAAGTAGGAATTAAGTCATTAAGGCTGTGTCCGGTTATAATGCGTTCAGCAACGTTTTTAGGAATCACTGGCAGTTCGGCATACTGTTGCTGGAACTCTTTGTCAGTCATTAAAGTATGATGGTTAAAATTGTCAGTAATAATCCAATCACCAATACTTACTTTTCTATGAACCCCAGGCATGTAAATTTCTGGGCTATTTCTTTCTTCACACATTGCTCCAATATCTATCATGTCATATTTCATGAATAAATCTGAACTGCCATCGAACTGTTCAGCCTCGATTGGCTGTTTGCGATAGAACTTCATTTGTCCGCCTCCAATAGTTCCGGGTTGTCATGAATATTGCCAACATATTCGACAAAGGCTGGCAAGATCATTTGGGTAAGCTCCATTTCTTTACCAATGAGTCTCATCTGGTAATTGTCCGTTACAATCCACCTAGCATTCTTCGCCCATAAGATGTCGCCAACATTAATTCTTCTACCATTCCTATAATTCATTTGTGACCTCCTGTTTACGTTTTTCGATAAAAGGTGTATCACTGAATACTCTTCCTAGAAACACTTTAAAATCAGCCTTTCAGCAACTCCGGGTTCTCGTGCACGTTGCCAATAATTCGAATTTCTTTTCCAGCGCCAATACTACCAAAATAACAATTACCGGCAACAAAACTAGCGTCAATTGCACTATAGGAAACTCTTAAAATTTCACCACGTTCATTTTCTAAAATATCGCCTTCATAGATATCCTTTCCGTTCACGTCTTTCAGGCCGGTAAACTGTTCTAAAATTAGCCCATCACCATCGTAAGCGTATTCTGTTGACCCCTCAGCGCCTCTATCATCTAAATAGCAGTGAACTTGAACGCCATCAACAGGGCCATCAAAGCTAATTCTATAAACAACTAGCATTTTATTTAATAAATTGTCCCACGCTCTAAACTTAATCATCACGTTCCTCCATTAGTTCCGGGTTCTCGTGAACGTTGCCCTCTCCTGTATAAATAACTACGGCTGACGGGAATGGTGCTGAATCACCACCAACTCCGTCTACTTCAAATTTCAATCTGCCTCGTAAAAACTCAATTTCAGCATGATTGAAAATATAGTCATGCCAATAGCTAGTATCAGTCCTTGACGGAATCAGCATCACTAAAAACTGATCGTGTTTTAATTGTGTTTCAGATGCCTTTTTAACCCACAGCTTTAGTTCTCGGCCATATGGTGGATTCAAAAACAGATTTCCTGATAATCTTTCCCAATCTTGCTCTAACGAATTATCATCACTAGTGAAATAATGGCCACATTTAGCGTTGCCATCGCTCGCAGCCAAATCCCATTCAAAGTGATATTTAGCATTTAATCGATCATAGAAATCCTGGGGCGTTTCCCAGTCTTCTTTGTTTGATGTAAATAGTGCCTTGTTGATCATTTTCAATCCTCCCCGAACGCCCGCTTATTAATGTTGTACGGCTCATATTCCTTGACCAGTTGCTTGTTATCCTGTGCTTTAGCTTTGTTTGCTTCGGCATGCTTCCTCATTCGCCGGTGCTTCCGTTTAATCGTTGAACGCTTCTTAGTGTGTTTAGGCATCTTTGTCCTCCGTATTATTTTGTCGAAAAATATCCATACTAACGTCTAATGCGTCAGCTATTCTTTCCATTAATTCAAAACTCGGTCGTTTAATCTTGCCATGCTTAAACTCATACAGAACTGCATTACTTTTTAGCCCCATCAGCTTTGCCAGTTGATTAATATTAAGCTGACGCTGTTTAAGAACAATTTCCACTTGATTCCAAATATTAACCACCTTCTTCTGTATATTGTGTTTTCAAAGTTAAAAACTCTATATGTTGAGTTTTTATGTGAATGGTGCTATCTTGTAGAAGTTGATTGAATTATCAATGTAAATTTATATTGTGAGGTGATTTGTATGGCACAACCAATCAAACCAGGTACTGACAACAAACCTGCTGGTACCTATCATGAAGTTGGACCTCGTGGTGGAAACTTGAGTAACGGTCGGACTGTTCACATTCAAAAAGGTGACCGGCTACCTCCAACTCAAAAATCCGGTAATAAATGGTCCAAGAATTGAACGCGGTGCTCTCGAATTTATTTCGAGAGTATTTTTATTTTTCGCTTGCTAAAGCAATAACATTTGCCAAATAAATTAATTTGTAACCAAGATTCAACCCATATTTCTTTATTTTCTTCGTATCTCGTAATGTAATGATTAATCATCATTCGCCCTCCATCGATTCTGCCATCGCCATAACCAGCGGGTAATCTTCCCACGCTACCTCCGATCTGCGTAGCCCATAGCCTCACAGGCCGCTTGTATGGCCCATGCTGGAATTTCAGTATCCATATCTAATCCCCCTTGTCATTCGGGTCAACGTCATACCAGCCCTTAGCGCACATCAATTTCCAGCGATAATCATCACTCTTGATCACATGGTTTAAGTGCTCGCAACGCTTGAATGCGTCGCCATACCGCTTATAAATTTTGGGGTAGTTTTTCATAATTTCGCCTTGAAAAGTCAAGACGACCATGTAGGCCACCACGGTCTTACGGCCTAATTTAAGTGCTAAATCAGTCATTACTTCACGTCCTCCGTTCGGTTTAATCCTTTGGTCACAATTTCAAGCGCTTCTTGCGGTGAGCGGGCAACGCCGTAAATCACGGGATCACGTGCAATCTCTTTGGCGAAATATTCTTGTGCCGGGCGCCGCTTGCCTGTTTTCGTCTTAACCTCGATAAAGAACATCTTGCCGTCTGACTTGCGGTAACCGCATACATCAGGGAAACCAGCCTGTGGGCCTGCGCTGAACATCCGGCCGTCCTCCATCTTCACTTTACCAACGTTGATCCGCCAAACATGATGTCCCGCCATTGCCAGTTCCTCGATAATTCCGCGCTGAATCATTTGTTCTGGTCCTGGTCCACGTTTAGTATGCCTAGAATCTTTACGTGGTTTAGCATGGCGGTATTTAGGTTCTGCTCCATTTGGGTACTTGATTGTCATACTCGTGGCACCCGGCTGATGTAATAGCCGCAAACAATGCCGTTTGAGTAGCTTGCTTGCCTTATCGATCTAGCTGGGGCACCGAGCTTGTCACCCAGCAACTCGACTGTTTGCCCAGTAATAATCTCGTTGGGATTGTCGTACTTCTCGGCCCGCCAGTACTCGTTGCGTAGCGGCAAGCTATACTTGTGTACGAGATAGCTCACCCGCTGGGTAAAGTAGCCAGTTTCATCGATCAATGCTCTAATCGTATGTTTGCCAGCACGATGAGCGCGGCGAATCTCATTGATTTGCTCACGTTCCTCGGCCTCGGGGTCCGGCCGCATACTTGCCAGATAGGCTTTGTCGTCCCACGGCTGAGCCTGTACGGGCTCGATAACTACCGGAAACGGCAATTGTCCACGTCGGTACTTCGACAGTACCAAGCGATGTAGCTCTGGCTCGCTACCAGTTGCCAGCACTTTATGCTCTTGATCAATTGTCTTAACTGCGTACATCTGGAATACCTCCTTATTCCTTTGAAACCAGTTTACTTAGGCGCTCAGCCAGCTCTTTCCGTTGAGCGTCGGTTATCGGATTACTTGGCTTAGGCTTAGAATCCGCCTGAGAAGCGTCGTTTTGCGCCCATTTTGGCATAATTTCCTTACGGTGCGGCTTCGAATAACCACCCGGTTTATTAGCATTAGCCAACCGTTTATCGTGATCAGCGGTTGCTTGTTTAGCCTGTGCCAATGTCGTAATCTTTCGTTGCTGCCAACCCTTGATCACTGCACGCAAATATTTCAAAGCTCCCCGCGACTGTACATCGTGTTCACCAGCAATTTGAATGGCGTAAGCCACCAATTCAGGTTTAAGTGCCGCGAGCCATTCATCAATTTCGGGACGAGCAACTCCGTTCGGAAATCCCCACAGGTTGGTCCAATCGTTAATGACCTGCTCGCGTGTCACGCCCGCGTCATCATCATAAGAGTCAGTATCAGTCAAGTCAGGGTCAGTACTAGTAAGTTCTTTATGTTCTACTGGTTGCCCTCCACCTTGCCCAACTGGTTGACCTACTTCATCTAAACCAGTTGGCCTACTTTTATGACTTGTAGTTTGGTTACTGGTTGGGTAACCATCTGGCCTACTATATAAATTAATAATGCGATATTCAGGTGGTTTCACATTTTTCTTGCCTCTAACGTATTTAATTAGTCCTAGTTGCACTAATGAGTTGCGTGCTTTATCGAGGCCGGGTTCGGATAGTCCTGTCAGACTGAGTAATGCCGAATTTTTCATGCGAAACTGAACGTCCAACTTGCCTTCGTCGTTCGCATAGTCTAGTAACTCGCGATACAGATTATTTTGGCCGTTAGAGACACTCGCTTCATACATCTTAAAATTACGGTACGCTCGTCGTTGTTTGAAGTAATCCAAATTCGTCCCTCCTTTACTAATGGGCCTTTCACCCGTTCGGTGGATTCAGTCACTGCTGCATTCAAGCCAATTCTGTTTAGTCAATCTATGAGTAAGTCGTCTGCACTAACGACGCTCTCTAACTTTTTGGTACTACGACAATAAGCACAATGTCCACATTGGATAGGATCTGCTTCACCTTTAATGACATCTTGAATATGCTGTTGAGATTCCAATACCTGTTTCATAGCGTTAGTAAGTCGGTACTCCGGTAAATCAATAGCCTGCTTGTCTGGTGGATCCTGTTTGCTTACTGCCACGATGTACGGTTTACACGTCACACCAAACTGCTGCTTAATCAGTTCCTGATACACGGCCATTTGAAGCTGATAGTTATACGCATAAACAAATGGTTCTCGTTCACGGCTTTCTTCATTCCAATAACCTTTATAAATATCAGCGGTCGTCTTTAGATCCACGAAGTAACCTTGTTTCAAATTGAGGCAATCAACCTTTCCCTTCCAGGGATAACCATCGATTTTACCAGTTACGATTACTTCTTTATCGCCTTGATAGAGTTTCTTAAAGTCTTCGTCCTGATTAAGCGCCGCTATCATCTTGTCAGCCATTTTGAAATCACTTTTCAAGTGTCCTTTAGTAGGACCGCGCTTTGAGATTACGTCTGGATGCTCATCTTTAAATTTTTCGTGGGCTTCCTTGCTCTCAAAATAGCTATGGATCCAGTTACCAACCACTAAGGCTTTCATGTCATGATTAGGTTCCCATTTACCCTGTAACTCGGATAGAGCTTCTGCTTCACATGCTAGAAACCGTTTAAACACTGTCGGCGACATGTAGGCTCGGTCAGTCCAGCGATCGTAATAGTTATCCGGCGTCAAGGTCTCCGAGGTTGTCGAAGAGGTTTTGCTGGTCGACTTCGTCTTTGACAAACTCTTGATCATTGCTTGATGCCTCCTTTACAGCCGTTCTAACGGGTTCTTTAGCTGGTTCGACAGATTCTACCTTCTCGGCTTTATTCTCTGCTACGTCAGCCACCAATGACCTTTTAGCCGGTGTTACGTCCTTCGGATTATCATTTTCGTACTCGGAACTCGTCGTGTCGTTAACTGCTTGCACGAACAAATCGTTGTCGCTTGAACTGTTAATGTAGAACTTTGCAGCTCGATTAATTACAGTCCGTTTAGCCATCTCTTCTGGGAACTCGTTTTGAACCTTTTTTGTCTTAGCGTGGCTCCAACTGGTGTCGATGTCTTTTTTTGTCATAACAGTGTAAGTCCGGTTGCCATTCAGATCTTCGACCCATGCGAATGCTCCGATAATTGGCTTGTCTAAGTTCTCAAAGCTTGGCTCGAACTCCTTAACCACCAGCACCCCATTTTCACCGCCAATCTTGAACGTATCGTCTTTGTGGACAACCTGTGCCTGAATATCTTTCACATTTGAAAGACGCTTTACAACGCTAATTGAGCCGAAATAGGAGCGTTGCATGACTAACTGGTTGCCATAAGGAATGAAATAGCACTGATTCTTAGCAGGGCTTAGTCCCTGGATTGCCATATTCATCAAAGCTTTGATAACAGAGCCTTGATCACATTTATCTAGTAGTGGTTGGCCCTTAGACGTATCACTCAAAATCAAGTAAGCGCTGTTTAATGCATTTCCTACTGAATAGTCAGGTGGTAATGACAAGCCTTCATTATTCTTCATATCCTCAATATTGTTATTAACCATCGTAACTAACTCATTACTCATGCTTATTCCTCCTCTGATACCCAGTGATAGCCTAGGCGCTCCATCATGGTAGCTGTATCGACATGTACCAGTAACTCGTCCCACATTCTGGCTTCACCAAATACATCAATTAGCCATTGCCAATTCGGTTCAGTGCCTTCATCCGGATACGGAATGTCAACATTCGTTGACCCGAAAGTGACGATACATAACCCACTTAGCATATTGGCTTGCATATCAGTAGCCCACCGTTTAAAGCTATTGTTATCAATGTAATCTTGGAACAGTTGTGCTTTATCAAATTCGTCAGCGTCGTAGCAGAAGTCATCAGCATCTTCGATATGATCACGTTCATCGTTCTCAAGTTGCCAGTAATTTGTGTGTAAGATTGGTAATGGCTCATCAGGGCCGCGCAACTTCATGCGGTCCTCACTTGCGTTAAGTGTGTCTAGCTGTTCTTGCAACATCATTTCGCCCACCTCCGTACCAAACGTTGCCTTAGTGACTGTTTCGGAGTACAATAAAAATCGAAAATAAAATTGTTAAGCGTCTTAGCTGCACGGGTACTTCCGATACTCGAGCAGCTTTTTTCGTACTCAAATTTAGGCTTTAGCGATGCTTTGCATACTTCCAATTCGTTCAACCTCCTTAAATTTGCCAAAAACACTATTCAATTCTTCAATTGTGATTTGCTTGTAAAGCACATTTCCAATCCTGAATGTAAATTTCATCGTCTTCATCTCCTTAAATTCCAAACCAGCTAGCAACTTCATGACGCTTGAACCACAATGCAGTTAACGCGCAGCCTACTAATGCTCCTTCAATCATTTTGAATCCTCCTTACGCTCGTATTTGGTTGTCAGACATCCAATTTTCTAAAGCTTTTTGTGAAAATGAATCTTTTGTCCCCTTTTTGAAATGTGGAAATCCAGGCTGATAGTAATAAAAATCTTTTAATGTATCTACACTGCATCCGAGCATACTAGCGGCTTGCTGTTGGTTTAATCCCTGATCCGGTGTGTAATACTTCTTCACCAGCACTTCCAGTTGTGGCATGATTCTATCAGCTACAGCAACGGCTACAGCATCAATAAACTCAGTATCGTCATTTTGCGTTGAGATCATCATCTCTATCACTCCTTCCTATGTTTAACGACTCCATCTTTAAACCATTTTTTCATTCGCTGTTTAAGCTGATCTTGCATAGACAAATCAAAGCCACGACATACATATGCGATTAGGTTTAGCAAGTAAAGCACTGCATCAAAACACTCAGCAACTAATTTCTTTGGATCATCAAAGTCATTTGACTTCAAATCCTCTTTGGGTATCGTTAGTTCATCAAGTGAATCCTGAATAGCTGCTAGTGCTTGGCTTAACTCCGGCATGGTTTTAACAGCCATCGCCAGCGGTTCCTTCATGATTCGATCACCGTCAATCACCGGTGTTGTTACTCCCACGAATCTGTGTGCCAATTCGATTGCAAAGAACTGATTTTGGTTGGGCAATGCTGCTAAGAATGCAGGAACTGATTCGATCTGAATCCGTGCTTGATCATGTCTTTGTTTGTAAATTAATGTTACCGAGTAGCCTACCTTGCCACTCAAGTTGATGGGCGTTACGCTGTTTTGATTAATGGCATCAGTAAGCATACTGCCTGCAAACACTGAGCTAGACTGTGTTGACATCCCATCACCACCCTTCAGTTTTATGGGTTTAACCTGAATCAAAAACGCCGGATAATATAATTAAGAATTAATCATTTCATAGAACTCATTTCGGTCCCCGTCGTGAATCATGCCTATCAGTTCTTGAAGCTCGTTTTCCGACATCCAGAATGTCTTAGCATTGATTAGACTCGGCGACACTGCCGGGAGCAGTTCGATGATTGAATCGACAAGTTCACGTTTGTGATTTTTAATTGCTTGCATGTTGTTTCCTCTGTTCCTTGAAAAATTAATAGTTTGGTTCGCTCCTTATGCGATAATTAAGTATGAGGAGGTGAATAATATGGCACTTGCAACTCTGACTAGTTCAATTATTTCAGTAATCTTATCTACGATATCTATCCTGCTTGTACTTTTTCAACAACGTGGCAAGATAGCTGTCAGCTGTTCAGAAACACAATTCAAGAACAGCTACTCATTTCAGATATCAGTCACAAATGTTGGACGACAACCTGTTTGGGTAAACGATTTAAAAGTTTTTTCAGGTAATGACATTGTCTCCCACGCGGATCCAATGTCGTATAGTGGACCCTTTTATAGAAAAGAACTATTACAACCTGGAAAACAAATTCGATATTCATACGTTTTAGTAGAAAAAATTCCTATCACAAGAGTAGTAATACACACAGACAGAGTTATCCATTACTTATCACACATTCAGTCAATAGTTGTTGTCTTTGATAATAAGGAAGATAAAAATTAGCTGACAAATAATGTTAAAAATCTGGCAAACCAAAATTGCTATTTGCATGCTCCACCTCTATTAAACGATTTACTTATTAACTAACAACCCAGATGTCGTTATCCATTTCACCGCCTCCTTTCGCTGTCCCCCTGCGATATAATAATTGCAAGGAGGTGAATAATATGGCTGATCAACATGTCGTCCCTGATGGAAAGGGCGGTTGGAATGTTAAAGGTGCTGGTAATTCACGAGCTACTGCCAACTTCAACAATAAAAGTGAAGCGGAAAAAGTGGCCCGTCGTATTTCTAACAACCAACATTCTGAATTAGTTATTCATAACCGTGATGGTAAAATCTCTCGTAAAGATAGTCATGGTCATGATCCACATCCCCCTAAGGGTTAATCCTTATGTGGGTATGCTTTAACTAAATATCCGGTAGCAGGGGTTGCATCGTCAGTGTTGATCTCTGCTACTTTTTTGCCTTCTGTCGTAGTAACCACAATTCGATCCCAAAATTTGCTATTTAACATAGTTCCATCAAAATCTGGATCGCTTGCTGGATGAATAATTACAACTGGTGTTTCTTCTTTCTCACTCATTTTGCCGCCTCCTTTGATTTTGTGTCACTTTTTGCAACTTTAGAAAACAAAAAAAGTGAATCAATTGGTTTCTCGACCCCATCTGATATTTTCTTAGCAACTTTCGGAGATGGTTTTCTTCCATTTAATATTTGAGATAAATACCCATAAGAAATGCCGTTCTTACGAGAAAAAGACCGAACCGTCTCGCCTTTCAAGCTAATTAGTTCTCTAATTTCATCAGGGTTTTTTACAGGAAGAACTACTGCCATGTCCTCACCTCCTTTCTTGATTGCATAAATTATTATAGCCTATTGTTTCACTTTTTGCAACCACTTATCATGATAATATTTCACTTTTTGCACTATATTGTTTCACTTTTTGCTATAATCCAGTCATAGAAGGGAGTTTGACGCCATGAGTTCAACGGAAAATTTACGTAACGAAGTGTTAAACTTCGGTCCAAAAATTAAAGAAATTAGAAATAAAAAGCATTTCACAGTTAGACAAGCTGCACTACAAGCGGGAATATCCTCATCTTTTTGGTCACAAGTAGAAAATAAGAAACGTGAGATTCCTAAAACAAAAACTCTTCAAAAAATGGCAACAGGTCTAAGAATTACTGACGACGAAATTTTTAAACTGGCCGGTATTACCAAAGATCAGAATAGTTTGCCTACAAAAGAATCCCATTACTATGATCTAACTGAAAAAGATGAAAGAAATATTGATAAAGAACTTGAAGATATGATGAATGGGCTCGATTCTAAACATTCATTATCATTTTTCCAAAATGGACAAGAGCTATCTGATCAGGACAAAGAACTGCTCAAAGCGTCCATGCGTCAAACATTAGAATTATCCAAACAATTAGCAAAAAGGAAGTTCACTCCCAAAAAGTATCGTAATGGAGAGGAATAATAGGAGCTGGTTATATGGAACGGTGGATTGAAGAAGATATTGACCACTTAACCAACAAGTTTGGGATTCAAAGTGCTTTTGATTTGGCGCGCGACTTGGGCATTAACGTGCAATTCAATAACCTTGGTAGCAATATTTACGGCTACAATAATAACTCGCATCGAATCCCAATGATTGTCATTAACAACACAATTGATGAACGAACTCAAGATGGTGTCTGCTATCACGAAATTTTTCATATACGGCATCACAAGGGATTTAATACACAGTTTTTTGCGGTAAATACGACAAGCTTTCTATCCGATGACAACGAAACAGGGGCCAATAAGTTTATGCTGACCATGTTGAAAGAGGAATACGGTTGGAGCAAACAAGAAGATGTTTTAGACTTCTTAGATTTTTTCAAGTTACCACACGAACTGGCTTCGCTATTATAATTAGCAAGTTAACCTGATATATAAGCCCTTAAAATCCAGTAATACATTTTTGGAGGAATTATGTAATGAAAAAAATAGGTATAACTTTAGCTACATTTGTTATGGTTCTCACTCTAGCAGGCTGTAGCAAATCTTACGCAGGAGTTAAAGTAACTAGTAACCAATATAATCAACTTACTAAATTAACCAAAACTATAAAAAGAATGAATGAAAGCTTGCCAAGAGTATCTGCTGTAGATATTAAAACTGTAAAAACATATAAAACAAAAACAACGTCCACTGCTAATTTCAATCGGTCAATTCGAGAATTAAAAAATGAAAATGCTGATACTGACACTCAAAATGCTGCTCTTGGGTTCGTTGCCAACGCAGGAATCGAAAAAATACTGTACAGCAATAAAACAATGCACACTTCTGACATGAAAAATTCAAACAAAGTTGTTAAACACGTTTTAAAAGAGGCAGGAGTGACAAATTAGTAATTATATTGGAGGAATTTCAATTGAGAAGAGTACTAGTTTTAGGGGTTGCAATGCTATCCTTGTTTTTAGTCGGATGTTCCAATAATAGTAAAAGCAACAATCATACTAAAGATACAGCTCGTGCAGAAATGGATGTTGAAGCAATTTTTGAAAACAAGCAACATAAAGATTTAATTGATAATACCCAACGATCAGACATTGATACGGTCAAAGAGGAAGTTGATAAGCTGCCGACGTCAACGCATAAGAGAACACTCATTAAAGAAATTAATCATGCCTATACCCTGCTGCCACGACTTAAAAAACATGAAAAATCAGAAAGTATTTCTGAATCTGTCAAAGCAGTTCAAGCATCGAAAAAAGCAGCTTCGATTAAAGAGGCAAAAAAAGAATATTCACGCAATTCGTCTAATCCTGACGCATATAACGGATCTACCCCTGACGAAGATTCTACATCATCTTCGTCGACAACAAGTTATGATACTACTGGGATATCCGACATCGCAATCGAAGATACCATCAAACAGCATGTTTCTGATGTAAAGGTAAAAGAAGTCAGCGGTGAATACCATAAACCGGTAACTACCGGCATCGATATAAATGTCAAAGACAGCTCTGATTACTATGATGAAGGTGCTTATAAAAAAGACGCCTACCATATTCTGCTAGCAATTAAGGATGACTACGGGTTCTCCGATTTCAAAAACATTACTATCACCTTTTACATGGATGGCGATGCACTGGTAAAAAGTTCCTTTGAACAATCTGCACTCAAACAAATCAACCATAAGGATAGTAACTACTACAATATTGATTCAGTCGCTACCGAATGGAACACAGATAATCTGAATGCTAAGTATAATCAGTAACCCGAGTGACCAGATAGGATGTCGATAAAAGCTAGGAGTTGGGACTACTTATAATTCGGGGAATTATTATTATTGGGGAATAACATATTTTGGAGGGATTACTTTGGATATATTTTTTACATTTATGTTTCTTGTATCTTTAATTGCGTTAGCTTACTTTTCAATTCGTGGGGGAATTCATCATTTCACAAAAACAGGTGTTAATCGTCCATACAAAAAATACACCTTAATCTCAGTAGGACTAACAATCCTATTCTTAGCATTAACGGTTTGGGCCGCCCCTTCTGGCACAGCAAGATCGAGTACATCACAGTCAGATACAGCCTCAAGTAGCAAAGCAAAGAAAAGTTCAGCAAAAGATGCATCGAAAAGAAAGGCTAGTATCAGTAAAGCTAACTCTATTAAGGAGAAGGAGTCATCTGAAAGCGCCCTATCAAGTAGCAAAGAAGAATCTGAAAGTATTGCTGCCTCCAAGTCTGAATCCAAAGAGAATTCAGAGAGTATGGCTAGTTCTGAATCTGAATCAAGCAAAAAGCAGTCTGAGGCAGAAAGCTCTTCAATAGCTAAAGCCAGTTCAGAATCATTAGTTGCTAGCTCGTCATCAGCTAAAAAAGCGAGCGAAACAAGTAAAACAGACAATGCTTCTTATACACAGAACGGTGATTGGACTACTGCTGCTTCTGGCATGGTTTTTGTTTCAGACTCCAATAAGTACTACACCAGCGTTAAGAATCCAGGTAATTACCAATATACGACCCAGAGTGCTGCTGATAATTCCGGCGCCAAGCCAGCACCACGGGGCAATCAATACGCAAGACCATAACAAGTCCAAGCCCTCGTTGGGGCTTTCACGCGAGCGTAGTTCAACGGTAGAACAGTACTCCTATGAATTGCTAACTAGATACTTTCAGATGCAGGTTCGACCCCTGCCGCTCGCATTTAAAACTTAATTGGACCTTTAGCTCAGTTGGTTAGAGCAGACGGCTCATAACCGTCCTGTCGTTGGTTCGAGTCCAACAAGGTCCATTCACGCGAGTGTAGTTTAGTGGTAAAACGACAGCCTTCCAAGCTGTAGTCGCGGGTTCGATTCCCGTCACTCGCTTATACCAGATAGGAGGTCTTCAAAAACTAGTATTGGATTTTGAGGGGGAATTATATCTAAATGGAGGTAATAAATGGATGAGAAAACTTATTTAAAAGACCGAATTGATGATCAAATTGATTACTATGACAAAAAAAGCATTAAACAAAAACGATGGTTTTATTTTAGTAGATTTTTATCTATTTGTTTAGCTGCTTCAATTCCAGTGCTCACAGGGATGGTATTAAAGTATCCAATTGTTTTACGTTTAATTTCAATAATTGGTGGCGTAATCATGGTAATTGATGGGTTTTCATCACTCACAAAAGTACAAGAAAAATGGTTAGATTATAGATCAATTACTGAGACACTTCGTCATGAAAAATATATGTATCTATGCCATGCAGGGGTATATAACATTTCTGACAAGGAAGACCGATTTCAGCAATTGGTCGAACGAGCGGAGTCTATAATTTCTCAAGAAAATATAAACTGGGCAAACTTAAATAGTAAGGGGAACAAAAATCATGACAAATAATGTTTTTGTTAGTTTTCATCACGATACGGAAGATACCTACTACAAGAATCTACTAGTTGCGTGGTCAAAAAATGACAATGGATACTTTAATATTAACTTTTATGACCGGTCTGTAGGTGTGTCGATCAATTCATCAGATGCAAATTATATCAAACGTGTCATTAAGGGAAGAATTGATGAATCACCGAAATTTTTATGTTTAATTGGGAAAAACACCGCTAAATCGGATTGGGTTGCATGGGAGATTAAAGAAGCAGCTTTTCAAGGCAAAAAAATCGTGGCGGTAAAAATTAAAGACTCATATGCCTCTCCGTCAGAAATTTATGGAGTAGGAGCTTCATGGGCACATTCATTTAACTATGCGGCCATCAAAAAAGCCTTAGACTACTAATCTAAGACCTTCTTATAGCTTCTATTAAAAATATCAGGTTTCACTGGATATTTTTCACCATTAATTCCGGTTACAATCCAGTCGTTAATATCAGCATGCATCGTTCCCTCTAGTGTTTGTATGTCTACTGGTTTTTTAGTCTGATATGCCGACACACGAACTGGCTTTTTCTCAAAAATATAAGTTTGTTCAGACATGCCCATCACCTCTTACCGGAATTATAGCATATATTATCGAATTACAAGTCCCAATCATAATCTGGGCTTTTATTTAGAGTCAAAAAGAACATACGTTCAAATAATTCTAATTGGAGGAATGATGAGTATGCCACGTCAATGGAAACCTTTAAAACGTCACCCTGGAATTTACGAATATGAAACAAAACGAGGGAAAAAATATGGAATTCGCCGCTCTTATACCGATATTAATCATAAATACCGCACTTGGAGCAAATCTGGTTTTATAACTTGGCGAGATGCTGATATTGAATTAAAAAAATTCGAAGTAACGCTTGGAACTGGTCAAATCACCTCATCAATTTCAGACACAATTACACTTCAAGCTTACTTTGATAAAGTTCTAAAGCGAAATATCGACCTGAAACTTTGGCGACCAGCTACCATTACTCAGAAAAAGAACTACTGGAACAATCAATTAAAGCCTGTTTTCGGTAATCAGAAAATCAATGAAATCACTAGGCAAAGTTACCAAAATTTTATCGATCAAATGATCAAAGATGGTTATGCCAAAAACACTATTATTACAACCAATTCTGTAATGCAAATATTGATGAATGATGCTGCCCGAAATGATGTGATTGTGAAAAACAAGTTGAGTGGTATCTCAATTGATGGTGGTAAATCACCGTCATCAAAAACAATCACTGAAAAACAGTATAACCAACTAATGGCCGTAGCACCTAGTGTCTTGTCAAAGTACCAATACTGCATGTTAGCCTTGCTAACGCTTGGGGAACGACGTGAAGAACTTATGGGACTGCAATTCAGTTCTTTTAAGTTCTCACAATGGAATGACGAAGAAGTTTGCTCAATACAATTTAAGAAGGGGCGTACTAATGCAGAACCAGAAGGCGGTGACTTAAAGAATAACTCAAGCTACCGCACAATATATGTACGTGGTGAAATGCTCAATATTTGCCATTACGCCATCACCTATAGTCAAAATATTTATTCAAAGACCCATAGAAACATTAATGATGAAAGTTTTTTATTTGTAAATGAAAAGACCGGTATGCCGATGGGAGTACAGCAAGCAAATAAGGTTTTGAATAAAGTGGGTGAAGCAGCTGGAATTCATATTACCCCTCACATATTCCGGCATTATTTTGCTACCATGGCACTCACCAACGGACAGGTTGCAACTGATGTCATGCACTGGTTAGGCCACTCATCTTTGCAAATGACTCAAAGTTACACTCGGGAAAATGTTCGTGGTGCACTTAATGTCTTTAATGGCATGGCTCCTACTCTACTAGGAGATTCAGATGATGAACACCAAAGTTTGTGA